TTTGTATGTTTACTATCGTGAGAACGCTGGTTTAACTAACAACATCGCTAACCAAACTGAAGGTAACGATAAAGGTGAAAACAACTACTCATTAACTGAAGTTAAAGTTGTAAACGACTACTTAGCTGGTTTCTCAACTTTCTCTAAGCAAATGTTGAAGTCATTACCTTTCATGACTCAAACTTTACCAAGAATGTTACAAAGAGATTTCTTTAAGGCTGAGAACGCTGCTTTCTTTGGTTCAGTATCATCTGCTGCAACTGGTTCTACTACAACTGCGGAAACAAACGATTTAAAGCAATTAGTTGATTACATCGGTAACCAAAAGACTGCAAACTTCGTTCCTTCTTTTGCTTTAGTAAGCCAAACACAAATGGGTCGTTTATTGAAAGCTACTATCGATGCTGGTTACTATGCTGGTAACGGTAGCGTAATCGTAAACGCTAATGGTGGCATGACTATCTGGGGTGTTCCAGTAGTATCTGCATCTTGGGTAACTGATGACAAAGTATTGATTATCGACAATAACTACATCGAAAGAGTAGAAGTTGAAGGATTAGCTATTGAGTTCTCTTATGAGAATGGAGATAACTTCCAAAAGAACTTAGTAACTGCTCGTATTGAGTGTTACGAAGACATCAACTTAATGTTGACTACTTCTGCTATCTATGCTGACTTAGGAAACGTAGGATAATATATATCCATCTAAAATAAAGACCCCATCTTAATCGGTGGGGTTTTTTATTATAATTAATGTAAATTTGTAAAAAAGGGATTATGTATAGTTATAGGAATGATTACCAATTTTCTAATAATGCTCCAGTAGTAGAGCCAGTTACACTTGCAGAGGCTAAATTGTATTGTAGAGTAACTACAACTACTGAAGATGCATTGATTGAAAGCATGATAACTCAAGCAAGAGAGTCTATCGAATTGGCAACAAATTTAAGTTTAATACCTCGTCAAGTTGAGGTGTGGTTTAATAATGAAGCTGGTAACTTCGATTTGCCTTTTGGTCCAGTAACTTATTTCCTTTCTTTATACGATAACAATGGAGATGAAATACCTTCTAATGATTATAAGTTAATCGGAGGGGCATATCCTAAAGTAAAGTTTCCAACGCAAAACGATATGAAAGCGACTTATAACGCTGGATTTGACTGTATCCCAAAAGACCTTAAAATAGCAATATTAGATCAAATAAGCTACGATTACGAGAATAGAGGTTTAGATGCGAACTCTGGCATTTGTGAGAAAACATGGAGAGCGTGTCAAAGATGGACTAAAACTTCGCCAATATTATAATATGAAATTAGGTAAAGCAAAGGCTAATTATATAGATGCTAACACAATGACTCGCCAGGTGCTATTATACGCACCAAGTCGAGTTAGTGATGGTCAAGGTGGTTATACTACTACATTTGCCCTACAAAGTACTATTTGGGGCGATTTAAGACCAGATAATAAGGCAAGAGAGATAGACGAGTCTGAACTACAATTTGACCAAAGAGCAGTGCTTTATATTAGATACGGAGTTACGATAAACGAAAATTATGAAGTAGAAGTAGAAGGGTCAAGATATACAATACACTCTGTAAAGGATGTAGAGAACCAAAAAAGATTTTACGAACTTGTAATTTATAGATAATGGGATTTGTTGTAAACTTACAAGGTATTAAAGAAATTCAAGATGCTCTTAAAAATATAGATATATCTCTAAAGCAAGACGTATCTAACGAAATAAATGCATCTGCATTAAAAATACAAACAGATGCAAAACGATTGGCACCAGTAAATTTTGGGCAATTAAGAAATGGAATTAGGTTACAAAAAATAAGTGATTTAACAATTAGTGTAGAATCATCTGCAAGTTATAGCCCATATATAGAGTTTGGGACTGGCGGAAAAGTTAGTGTACCAGCTGATTTTCAAGCATATGCAAAAACTTTTCAAGGTCAAAAAGGGGGAAAGTTTAAAGATTTTGTAGACGCATTAACTTTATGGGTTAAAAGAAAAGGGATTGGTAATGGCAAAAATGATAAAGGATTAGCATTTGTAATAGCAAGAAGTATATTACAAAAAGGACTTAGACCGCAACCTTTTTTAATACCAGCCTATGAGCAAGAAAAGCCTAAATTAATACAAAGACTAAAAAAAATACTAAATGCTTAATCCTAATATTGAAATAAAAAAATGGTTTTATACTAACCTGACAAGTGCCTCAGGGCTTACTGTTTATGATGGTATTGCGCCAACTGGCTCTGGGGATGAATATATTGTAATGAGTGGGAGAACATCAAGCCAAGAGCAAGGCAAAAGTGGTTATACAAACTCTATTAGCATAGATGTAGACATTGTTACAAAAAATGCTAACTTTGGCTATAAACGTGCTGAAACGATTAGCAATTTAGTTTTAACTGCTATAAATTCAGATACAAATATAACTTTAGCTAATGGCTTTTATAGTTCTGCTTTAGTTGTAGAAAGTATTAGAAATTTAGACGGTTTAAACCCAACTGATAATGTATTTAGAACGATTATAACATATAACATAATAATAACTCAAAATTAAATAAAATGCCAGAAACTAAAGTATCAGCAAGGGATTACATCCTATTAGCGGACATAGACAACGATGGAACTTTTAAACCAGTTGCTTGTCTTACATCAAACTCATTAACATCAACTTTAAATGTAATTGATGCAACTTCTAAATGTGGCGACCAATTTCAAGCTGGTCCTTCATTTAACCAATCTTTTAGAGCAGAAGGTTTTGCAATTGACGAAACTGGAACTCCAGCAAAAGATAGCTACCAACAATTATATGCTGCTCATGCTGCAAGAACTACATTTGCAATGAAAATGGGTAAGGCAACTCCAGCTGCTGGAGATATTACATATAGCGGAAGCGTATTCATCTCTGCATTTGACGTAAACGCAGCGGACAAAGATGATGTTAAATTTACTGCAACATTTACAGTAGCGGTTCCACCATTAACTCAAACTGAAACTGCATAATAAAAACCTATGTTTGAACTAAAACTAAACAACAACACAATCAAATTAAAATGGGGAACTTGGGCAATGCGAGAATTTTGTAATGCTAAAGGAATAACCATTGACAAGTATTTTGAATTATTAAGTAAGTCACATTACGACCTTGATAACATTATTAAATTAGTTTATATAGGTTATAAATCGGCTTGTGTAAGTAATAAAGAGGAAATTGTTTTTGATGAAAATGATGCTTGTGATTGGATTGATGAATTAGGCTCAATTTTTGTATCTGAAGGACAACTTGTAGATTATATTAAATATATTGTTAATACAACTGTTGTTAGTGTGCAAGGAACTCCTAAAGAAGACAAAAAAAAAGTCTAATAAAATTAAGCTGGGATGATATTTTAGTAAAGGCTGCTGAATGTAATATACGCCCAAGCGAGTTTTGGGAGATGACTTGGAAAGACTTTTCTATAATTGTTATGGGAAAGGAAAAACAAGAGTTAAACGAATGGGCGAGGACACGAAACCTCGCCTATATTATATATTTAAGTAGCACTGCTGAAAAAAGCCCTAAATCGTTAAAATCATTCTGGCATATACCAGAGATTGACGATAACGAACCAGTAGAAGAAAAGAAAATGCTAAGTAACGAGGAGTTAGCAAGGACTTTAAAAATGTACGGAGTAAATAAATAAAGATGGCACAAGAAACGCTTAAAATTACGATTACCGCTGACAATAAAGAAGCGATAACTAATATAAATCAAACAATTACTTCTACTAATAATTTAGGGAACTCCTTAAGTAAATTGCCACAAGCAAGTGGAGCAGCAACTCAATCTTTAGTAAATTTATCAAGAGTAGCACAAGATGCTCCTTATGGGTTTATTGGTATTGCAAACAACTTAAACCCATTATTAGAATCGTTCCAAAGACTATCAGAACAATCTAAAAAAGCTGGTTCTTCTTTAACAAAAGAATTAGGAGCTGCTTTAGTTGGTCCAGCAGGTATTGGTTTAGCTTTAGGTGTAGCATCATCTTTGCTTATTAAATTTGGAGATGATATAAGTGATTTTATTACAAATAAATTAACTGGATTAGGTGATGCGTTTAATAAAGAAAATCAATTATTAGAAAAAAGTTCTGAATCGTATGTTAAAGCATCAACAGATATAAATAAACTTAAAGATAGTTTTGATGATTATCAAAATGGCTTAGTTACAAAAGATAAGTTTTTAAAAGAGTTTAATTCTACATTAGGAGATACAATAAAAGAAACCAATGATTTAGCTACTGCCGAAAAGTTTTTAACAAGCTATTCTGACACTTATGTTCAAATGACATTTAAAAAGTCAGTAGCAAATTTAGCAGCAGCAGAATCGGCAAAAAAACAAATTGAATTAGAATTGTTAAAGAATAAACCAGTAACTCCAGAAACTGGTTCATATTTAGCGGCAATATTTGGAAATCCAGCTTTAATTGGTGTAAAAGCAGCAGAATCAAAATTAGCATTACAAAATGGATTAAATGACCAAATTGGAATATTTGACCAAATTAGAAAAAGATATACTGAAGAATCAAATAAATTACAAGCAACTTTAACTAATGCATTTGGAGCAGCAGATATATCAAGACCAGATAAAAAACCAAAAAAATCTAAACTAAAATTTGAAGATGTTTCTTTATATGATGCAGATATTGAAAAGCAAATAAGAGAAGAAAATAAAAAATTAGGTTTGTATCAAGAGGGGTATGAAAATATATTAGGAGAAACTTTTGGTAAAAAAGATAAACCACAAAGCAAATTATCATTTCAAGGTGGTATGGATGAAATGGATAAATTCTTTGAAGATAATAAAAAGAATTTTGATGATATTAATGAAAGAGCGTTAAGATTTGCTGATACTGTTTCTAATACTATTACTAATTCAATTATGGGTATGTGGAGTGCATTAGAACAAGGTACTCCGTTCCTTGAATCATTAGGAAATATGTTTTTAGATTTAGCTAAGCAAATTGCTGCCGCCGCAATTAAAGCTGCCGTATTTGCATCAATTTTAAATATAGTTTTTCCCGGAATTGGAGGTGCTGCATCAGCTGGGGGATTTAGCGGTATTTTTAAAGGTTTATTAGGACTTGCAGAAGGTGGTGTTGTAACTGGTCCAACACTTGCAATGGTAGGCGAAGGAAATGAAAGCGAGGCGGTTATGCCATTAAGTAAATTAGGCAATTTAATGAATAATACTTTTAATGCTGGTGCAATGGCTTCTAATGGTGGAGGCGGAAATGGAGAGTTTGTATTAAGAGGAACAGATTTAGTATTGGCAATGAACAGAAGCGAAACATCTTTAAAATATAGACGAGGATAATGGCATACTACGATAAATACAAAATTACTTATGCTACAAAGACAAGTAAAACTGCTTACTTGTATTTACAAGAAGATTTAGCTTCTGCACCTACTTTAATAGAATATATTGGTGTAGATATATCTTTACAATATATCCCAAGCGGAGATGAGATTTACGAGCCTTTGTATGCAAGTGAATTATCTTGCACAATTGACGTAACAGATAACTTAGCTAATATACCAGACTTTGTTACTGTAAACGATAGAAAGTATTTTGCCAAATTATATTTAGGCTCTGACTTAGAATGGTGTGGTTATACTTTAAGTGATAACATTTCTATAAGTTATTCAACCGGAAGAAAGCAATTGTCTTTTAATTGTGTTGATGGTTTAGGGATGCTTAGAAATATTCCTTTAAATATTAATAGTGTTGGGAACAGAACAAATAGTCAGTTAAGTGTATTAACTTATATCTTAACTTGTTTAAACTCTTTAAGTTTCCCAACTAACCTTAACTTAATGACAGTATGTTCTTACTTTGCACTTGATATGAATGATAGAGCAGACGGAACACAATACGAGCCATTCAGTCAAACGTTCTTACCTATAAGAACATTTAAAAATGAAGATTATACTTATGAAAATAGCTTTGACGTATTAAATAAATTAATAAAGTCTTTTGGATGTAGACTATTCCAAGCTGGTGGGAAATGGTGGGTAGTAGCGATAAATGAATTTGCAAATACAAATAACTATTTTACAGAATACACAAATACTGGAACATTAGTAAGAAGTGGAAGTAATTTAAATACATTAAGTACAATACAAGGATACACTGGAAATACAAGCGGCTTATATTTTATAAATAATGAGCAGTTTAAACTTATTCTTAAAGGTTTTAATAGAGTACAGACAACTATTGACATAAATCAAGATAAGAATTTAGTAGATAATGGCAACTTAAAAATATATCCAAATTTAAGTTCAGCTCCACAATCATGGGTAGTAACCAATGTTGGAGTTGGTTCATCGTTTTTTCTTGTAAATAACGCAAATGAGTCTTATACTCAAATAACTTTAGTAAGAGCTGGAGGAGGTGGTTATACAAGGATGATAAATAACTTTATGCCTAAAATAAGTGCTAATGCAGTTTTAAATTATTCAATGTTATTTTTAAATGGTGGAAGTGGAACGAGAGGTTACGTTTCAATGACTGTATTTGATGGTACTAATACATATTACTTAAATAATAATAAAGATTGGCAAAGCACAGCAAGTTCTGGATATACAATACCGGAGGGAGCAAATGGAGAGTTTTCTTTTAGTACATTGCCTTGTCCTATAAGTGGTCAATTGACAGTAGAGTTTAATAATTCAGTAGGTAATACTTGTACGGTTACTCAATTTGTAGTAACTGCTGAATACGACTATAATAAAGTAGATTACTTTGCTTACATAAATAATAATAAAGAATACGTTAAAGATGTAGATATTCCTTTTGGCTATGTGGGAATATCTGGGTTTCCTACATCGGTAGGTGTGTTCTTAAAATCAGATGGTAGCCCACTTTTAAACTGGTATCGATTTGGCATAACTGGACTATTTAGTAGTATGACTGATTTACTAATGAGGCAATATATAAACTCATATGGTAAGAATATAATTAACATAGATTGTTCATTAAGTAGCTTTGAAACTACAAATACAAGTTATCCAATTGTAAATGCATCTAAAATGTTGAAGGCAACTGATACAGACCCAGCACAAATAAATGTATCTACTAATTCTTATATGTTAGGCAATAGTTCAATTAATTATGGTGCAAATACAATTAGCGGAACTTTATTAGAAATTAGTAACGATGATATTGATGCAACAATAAATTACATACAATACTTTAAATAAATTAACTTTGACATATGGCAGTTATAGGAAATAATATGATTTTATACAAAAGGAACACTTCCGTAACTCCTTACGAAGACATACCTTTTGCTTGTTCTACAAATTGCACTTTTAGTGTAAACGTAGAGCAAATGGAGGTTACATCTCAAAGTTCTGCTTGGTTTAGAGAATATAAAAACGATGTAGCAAGTTGGCAAGTAACTTGTGATGGTTTAGTTGCTTTAAATAATCAATATAACTATTTAGCTTTGTTAGATTTACAATTAGATAGAACTCCTATTGTAATTGACTTTGCTATTGATAACGGTGTTGATGGGTTAGTAGTAATTAGTGGTACTTGTAACTTAACAAGCCTACAATTAAACGCACCTTATAAAGACGTGGGAACATATAGCGTAACATTACAAGGTAGTGGTGCTTATGGAGTGGCTGGAACACAAATAACTCCAGGCGGTGTAATTATTAGAGAGGGGCAAGTTTACAATAAACAATATACGGCAACTGGTGGCGAAACTACAATAACTTGGGCTGACATGATTGGTAAAGAGTGTGTTTATGTATCAAGAGGTGGAATAGATGTAAGAAATATAATCACAAGCGGTTCTCCAACAAGTGAACAAGTAAAGTTTAATACGCTAACTGGTGTATTGACTTTTGGTAGAGCATTAGAAGCTGATGAATTTGTAAGAGGATTATTTAATTAATTATGGCACATCAATTACAAGTAACTGGGTCTGCAAGTCTTGCCTTTATGGGCGGTTCTGGTAATGTAATTACTGGGGCTGATAACTTAGGAGATTTATTTAAAATAATAATTGGCTCTGGTTTAACATTAACTGGAGGCACATTATCTGCATCTGGTGGGGCAGCATTATCATTAACAACTACTGGAACGAGTGGGGCGGCAACTTATAATAGCACTACTGGAGTTTTGAATATTCCAATTTACTCTGCTGCCGCTGGGGCGGTTACTTCCGTTTTTGGTCGTACTGGAGCAGTTGTAGCGGTTAGTGGTGATTACAATACAGATTTAGTTACAGAGGGTTCAACAAACCTATATTACACAAATACAAGAGCAAGGGCTGCTTTTAGTGCTAATGTAGGCTCTGCATTGACTTATAATAGTTCAACTGGTAGATATACTTTATTAGCGGCTGATAGTGGAACGTCTGGTTATTTAACATCAACAGATTGGAATGCTTTTAACAACAAACAAAACTCTTTTGGGACTGGCACAACAAGTCAGTTTTTGAGAGGTGATTTAGTATGGGCGGCACCTCCTACTCCATTTTTATATGAATTGCCAGATGTAACTTATGTAGGTACCCCATCAAACGGACAAGTTTTAACTTATAGATTTGGAGAATGGAGAAATGAAACTCCTACATCTGGTGTTCCTACATCAAGAACCTTAACTATAAACGGAGTTGGTTATGACCTTTCTGCTGATAGGTCTTGGTCAGTAGGTACAGTTACAAGCGTATCTGCAACCGCACCAATGTCTTCTACTGGTGGCACTACTCCTAACCTAAGTATGTCAATAGCTGGTCCAAGTACAAACGGTTACTTAGTATCTTCCGATTGGAACACATTTAACAATAAGGCAAGTACTGCTCAATTGGCAAATTACTTACCATTGACTGGAGGTACCTTATCTGGCAGCTTAACGGCAACGGCTTTCTTTGAGTCATCAGATAAGCGTCTTAAAAAGCAATTAGAGGAGAATTTTAGCCCTAATAACGTTCAAGACATACAAACTTACCTTTACGAGAAAGACGGCAAAATTGAGGCTGGTTATTACGCACAAGACGTACAAGAGATTATGCCTTATGCAGTAGCCGAAGGTCAAGATGGATTTTTGGCGGTTGCCTACAATCAAGTTTTAGTAGCTAAGGTTCAATATTTAGAAAATGAATTAAAAGCGTTAAAAAATGAGTTGGGCAGCTTTAGCAAGTAATCAAACTATTAGTTTTAACAATTTAAAGAATGCCGTAGATACTGGAGTATTTATGGCAGCAGAGGCGGCAGTACCTCCAGGCTCAAAACAAATAACAAGAGCAGAGGCGGAGCAATATGTAGTTATAAATGCTATTACATCTAAGGCATCAAATCAATTGCCAGTTAAATCTAACCTAACTGCTAAAAGTGGTGTTTTTAAGTGGAACATATCTGATAATGGAGATACTGTTTTTGTTGATGCTTGTGCTTTGTTTTTAGACCCTAATACAATTGCATGGACAAATACTGCTACTCCAGTTGCTGGAACGGTATTTTATGCTAATTATAATTTTACTGCAATATTTCCAATGAGTGGATATACTGGTGCATTTTTACATTATAGGGCTTTTGGCGATACTGGTGCTGGGTTTAGAGCAAGGTTTAACTTAACAAATTCTACTATAAATAATACTCCAGTTGCTTGTTAAAGTAAATTAGTAAATTTGTAAAAATATCTTATTATGTCTTGTAACAATAGTGCTGATTTAAGACCAGCAACCTATAATATCCAAATCTGGAAAAATGATAACTGGGCTCAAACATTTGCTTTATTTGCAAACGATGTACCTATCAATTTAACTGGTGCTTATTGTGAAATCCAAATTAGACCAAGCATAAAGTCTACAACTGTTTCTGCTACATTAGATAGTACTGGTGGCGGCATTTCAATAGGTGGGGTAAATAATAACCTTATAACGGTAGATTATCCTATAACAATAGCTGCTGGAAACTATGTTTATGACATGACAGTAGTATTCCCAGACGACTTTACGAAAACTTATATTTGGGGAACGTTCATAGTTTATCAAGATATAACACAAATCTAATGAGTACAGAAATAACAATAAATCAAGACCAAATAGACATAAACGTAAACACAACGGTAGTAACTATTGAGGCTCCTCAAGGCGGTTACCCATTGCCTAATAACGTTTATTCTGTATTCGGTCGTATTGGAAACGTAGTAGCACAAGAAGGTGATTATACTTTAACGCAATTAGCTGGAGTTACAATTACTACTCCTTTAACTGGGCAAGTATTAAGATACAATGGAACAAGTTGGGTGAACTCAACCGAAACTTATGTGGGTACTGTTACCTCTGTAAACATGAGTGTACCAACTGGGCTTACGATAAGCGGAAACCCAATTACTACTTCTGGAACTTTAGCCTTAGGTTTAGCGAGTGGATATTCTATACCTACTGATGCTAATCAATCTTTATGGACTACTGCTTATAACGACAAGATTAATAGTGCATCTGTAACTGGAACAACTACTAAGACTTTAACACTTAACCAACAAGACGGAGGTACAATCACTGCAAGTTGGTCAGATTATGATACTGCTCCAGTTACTTCGGTTTTCGATAGAACTGGTGCGATAACTGCTCAAAGTGGAGACTACAATACTTTACAAGTAACTGAAAATACTAACTTATACTTTACAGACCAAAGAGCAAGATTTGCTATTAGCGGTGATGCTACAAGTGGTGTGGTTTATTCTAACACTACTGGCATTATAGCTTTAGATGATATTCCTAATACAAGTTTACTTAACCCTTCTCTTACAGTTAATGGTAAGACAGTTGCTTTAGGAGCATCTACTACTTTAACTACAAGTGATATTGGTGAGGGAACTAATTTATATTTTACGACTGCAAGAGCACAAGCTGCAATTAGTGGCACTGCTCCTATTAGCGTAAGCGGTGGAGTTGTTTCAA